TCCGAGGTTCGTTGGCATTGACCAGACGTGATAGTTCTTCACATGGCGACGGTCAATGACCCACGGGTAGTCATGCAACGTGGACTGCCCACCATTGTCGATGACGATGAGTGTCTCCACCGGATAATCGATGGACTGCAAACAGCGTTCTAAAAGGTCGTAACGGTTTAGGACGGGGACGATGATGACTGGCACCATTCCGACAACTCCTTCATTATTGGCTTCCAGTAAGCCTCATACACGCTGTCAGCGCGATATTGGCTAGCAAAGGCCACAGCCTCGTCTGAGACACCGCGTGGGGCTTCGTAGGCTTGTATCAGGGCATCTACGATTGACGGCACCTGTGGGGTGCAGAACCACGACCTTTGATGGCTGTCCCAGAACGGTTGGATATCCACAGCCCACCCAGCCCCAGGTGCAACCAACTCAGGCTGAGCCGTATAGTCCGACACAATAACCCGCGTCCCGCAAGCTTGAGCCTCGATAACAGGGATACCAAAACCCTCACCCATCGAGCAGGCCAACAACACATCCGAAGCCGTGTACAACGCTGCTAACGCTTGCTGAGGGAAACCAGTCCGATAAGCGTAAGGGTCAACAATCTTGTACTGCTCCTTACGCACACCACACGCCTCCAACAAGTGAACAAGATTTATCCCACCCATCGCACCATCACGTTCCGTGTGCAGATACAGCAAAGCATCAGGACGGTCTTGAGCAAAAATAGCAAACGCCAAAATGTTCTCACCAAAAGATTTGCGTGAAGGATTCTGACCTTTGTTTGCAGCATTCATCATCACCACAAACCTGTCCTCATCCACCTCCATCAACTCCCTACCGGTGAACTCGCCACGACTATTCAGCAACTTCGGTGTAGGAACAAACACATCCTCAAACGCATGAGGCGCATACAACGCATCCACCCCAGCATTCTGCAACATATCCAAACCAAACTTAGACATCGCAATCGGTTTCACATTCGGACGCTTACACCACTCAACCACAGCAGGCGGACAAGGCGCATGATCAATCGGAACCCATGAGGCAATATTCGGTACCTGATCCAACGACTGAGACTTCAAAACCCACACATCAAACAACGTCATCAACATCGCAGGAATATCACGATTCCCATTCGCCCAATCCATCCAATGCGCAACAAGCACATCATCGGAATACGGTGACATTCCACGCGGATAAAGTTTTATCCCATTCCACATCGAAGCCATGCCCTCGATGCCGTACATCGCATGAATCGCTACTTCGTGTTTTTGTTTGATGAGCCTTTGGACGACTTGCGCTGTTTGGGTTCCGTAACCGGTTGGCGCGAACGGGGCGTTCGAGTACCAGAGGATTCGTAACGATTCGGAATTGGAAGGTCTGCTTGCTCTGGCAAGTTGGCTACTCCCCACCGGAGCAATATCTCTGCCTCCAGCTCTGGTAACTCGACCGGAGTGTTTTTGATTATGACCAGCATTCTTTCCCACCATTCTCTCCTTCGCAGGTCGCAGGGTATAAAAAAGAAATGAGGGTAGGCCACCCTGCGTGTTTGGCCTACCCTCAAACTTACACCGATATTGCTATCGGTTGCACTACATCAAACCAATTATGGCTGGACGAGGTGCTTGATATGTGATGTCTGTGGCAAATCGCCGTCAACACGGAACGTCGCACGGAACGTCACAAGACCAGCATTGAATGCGTAGTCATCTGAACGATCCAAACGAAGGCCGCCAACCGTGCGCACGAAGTACGAAGGAAGGTGACCGAACAATACCGACTTGGTGGTTGTTGCTACGTCTGCCATTGAAGGGTTTTCGTAGATTGGCTTACCAAGGAGCATGTCACGTGCGTCAGCTGACAGACTTGGCTGGAATACATAATTTCCAGCGGTGTCCTTCAACTTGCGAACTTGACCGATTGACTTGCCGTTCATCATGAAGCCACAACCTGGGAGCAGACGTGCTGCACCATCAAGGCTGTAAACAAGGTCGATGAGGTTGTCTGCGGTGAACGCTGTTGCCGTGCCTGCGGTACCACCAACGCTTGACGCGGTGACGATTCCGTTAGGTGCATCAGATCCCGAACCAACAGTCAATGCTGAACCAACAGCAAAGCCGAGTGCGTTACCAACTTGGTCAGCCAAGAATGACAACATGTCAACGCCAGAGTCCTCAAGAAGTTCAGTTGAAACTTGGGTGAGGAAGCTGTACTTGTATGCGCTCAAGGTGATGAACGAGTTGAATACAGGATCGGATTCGCCGATTGCTGAACCTTCGCCAGTTACCGTGCCAACCGAGTAGGTGGACAACGATGGGATTTGAAGGTTTTCGCCACCTGTGGTGTTCAACACAGTTGAAGTCTCAAGTACAGGCGCGATCAAACGTGCCTTCATGATTACCTGATCGTAGAACGATGTTGGAACTGGTGAACCTGTGCTTGACTTCAAGATGTCACGACGCTCAAATGAGTGGCTGCGCTTCTCACCTGTGAACAACGAACGCAGGTTTGCTGCGTCATCGCTGGCTGGAACACCGGCAACAGGACGAACCTGGTCGGCGATTTCACGGGTTGCTGCATCCATGCGCAGTTCGCGAGCTTCGTCTTCACGAAGTTTTGCGATGGTCTGCCCACGCTCGTCCAATTCCTTCGAGATGCGCTCGTAGGTTTGGGTTTCTTCTGCTGAGAGGTCACGCTTCTCTGCGGTGGCCTGATCCAAGATTGCCTTGGCTTCGTTCCATGCACGGTTGCGAATCTCAACCTGACGGTCAATATATTCTTTCATGAGTATTTCCTTCTCCCCGTAGGGATGATGTTGAGTGTTTGGATACGCAGGGATTTAACTTAAACCTGGTACGGCTCCGTACACAGCAACATCGAAGGCGGCTCCGCTCATTCGACGCAGTACTAAAAGAGTACTAGAAGTTCTTCAACAATTCAAGATGCTTCGCCAACACACCAACGCTCGCAGGAGCGGACTCAGGTGTTGGTTCAAGTTTCGCAACAGTTTCACGCAACAACGCAGCATGGTTCGGGTCAAGAGTCTGACCTGATTCCAACGCTGTTATCGCGACAGCGAGCTGATCGGCATCGATACCGGTGCGAGTAGCCAACGCATCAAACGAACGAACCTGTGCAGATGTCGCTGCATACGCTGGGAACCCTGTCACCACCGAAACCTCATACAAACGAATCTGCTTCAGTTCACGTCGCGCACCATCATCAGACCAACGGTCACCACCTTGAGGAACCGTAAACCCAAACGACATCGAATCCACATCACCACGTTGCATGAGTACCGACAGGTCACGCCCAACGGAAGTGTCAGGCAGGTCAGCGTCCACGAACAGGCCTTTAGAATCCTCAGACAAACGAACCGTTTTCGCCTTCGTTGTACCCAACAACATTGATGAGTCATGGTTCATGTACATACGGATATTGTTGCGCGACTTCAACGACTTAGCGAACGCTCCAGGCATAATGCGCTCAATGAACGGGAGTGGTTCAGAGTCAGAGTTGAATACCGCAGCATAACCAGAGAACGTCATCCCGTCACCTGATGCAGCTGCACGAAGTTCAAACTGGTTGAATGTGATGCGTCTTGTCTCTACCTGTTCACTCATACCTGAAACATTACCAAAGTTGGGTTCACTCTTGCGATGAAACGCAAACGAACGGTCAGCATCCGCTTCTTCTTTGATGGCCTCAGACTTTGATGCGAACCAATCCATCGCAGGTTGAGGGTCAAGTGGGTTGATGCCCCAGAGATAGAACGCGACAGCACCAGCACCAGGGAACTCATCATCGTTAGCGTTCGAGTTCTTTGCTGCATCCAAATCAACCATGTGACGTGCAGCCCAAGCGTTAGCACGAATCACCTTGTCTTCTGTAATTTGACCTGCAACCATGTCGCGAGCCTCACGAACTGTTGAGGCAACGATGCCTGCACCAGCGAGCTTCTGACCGTAATACGTTAAGCCTTTACGGGCAGCGGATTTGATGTATTCAGGCAAGTCAAGATTGACCTGACGGGCTTCCTCTTCAACATCATCCTCGATGTCTTCAATGTATTCTTCGTCTTCAATCTCTTTAGGTTGCCAGGCGTTGCAATAGAACCCGCCGTCAACATAATCATCCCAACGTTCACACCACGCTTTCAGGTTGTCACCCTCACCCTGAACATTGTCTTCGTCATAGAACGCACAGTTCCCACACGCACGGCCTTCAGGCACATCCTCAGCCAACGCCGGACGATAATTCTCTGGCAACGCCCGCTCACCACCAGGTTCCATATCCTCAGCAATAGACACAGCAACCATCTGGTCAACCGCATCCTGCTTGCTTTGATGGCAACCAATCACTTCGCCATCTTCCTTTTCTACAGCCCAACCAGCACAGTCAGCGTTCTTATCAGAAATGAAGTATGGCATCAGACAGGCTCCGTCAACCAAGAAACAATGTGACCAGATTTAGTTGAAACAGCGTAAAGCAAATCTGTTGGCGAAACCGTCAACTGCAACATCACACCCTTATCCAACTTCAAACCATTCGACGTAGTAACAGCAGAACCACCAACATAAACAGAGTCCGTGTTGTCGTTGTTATGAATCATCAAACGATACGGGTTCCCACCATTAGCCCCAATCAACACGCCGTCAATAACAGTCGCAGCCGTACCAATAGAAGTTTGCCCAGAAT